AAACGCGGCGGCGGCGACCGCCGTCGTGCCCGCGTCGGCGGCGTCGGTGGTCAGGCCGTAGGCGATACCGGTCGAGAACGCGATGCCGCCGAGGTCGAAGTTGAACGCCGCGGAGGCCGGGATCGCGATGGTCAGGACCGGCGCGTCGGTCCCCACCGTCGGGGCCGACGCCTTGTTGTAGAACTTGATGTAGGTGACCGTCGCCGACGTGTTCAGCCCGTTGACGCCGAACAGCTTGCCCGCCGACGCCTTGGCAGAGGTGGCGTTGACGCTGTTGGCGCTCGACGGGATGCGGCTGGCCATCGACGCCGAGCCCGCGAAGCTGGCGACGGTGCCGTCGGCGTTGATGATGGCCACCGTGTTGTCGACGACGGTGTTGGTAGTGGGCAGCGGGACGATGCGGGACATGGGGGCCTCAGAGTTGCGGTGGGGCTAGATCGCCCGTTTGCATGGCTGCGTCGATGGTTCCGTCGATGGTATCTTGAATTTGCTCCGGCGTCATGCCTGCTTGCATGATGCCGATACGCTTGGTTTCGGCGTCGTATGCCTTTACCTGCGCCAGGAACTGCTGGGTGCGCATCTCCTGCGCCTCGATCGACTGCTCGACGTTCTTCAGCGCGCCTTGCAGCTGCTGGAGCATGCCGCCCATCTCCTCGATCTGCTTCTCGGCAGCCTGAAGCTCGGGCGACTTGTCGTCGTCGGCCAGCAGTTTCGGGTCGATCGACTTGCGCAGCCGCGCGGCCATGTCCTGCGCTCCCGGCCAATCCATGTTCTTGACGAACAGGTCGCCCGCGACCGCCCACAGCGCCGGGTTGCCTTGCAGCACCTGCGCCATGCCCTCCATGGCCTCCTGACGCTTGGTCATGTAGCCCGGGCCGGTCACCGCCACGACGTCGTACTTGCCGACGCCGGGGTTGTAGATCTTCTCGATGACGTTGCCCTGCTCATCCACGATCTTGCGCACGGGCTCGGCCTGGTTCGGGTCGACGCGGGCCATGGAGACCTCGCCGTCCAGCCCGATCGTGCGGGCGATGCGCACCGTGTCGTAGATCTTGGGGATCAGGTCGATGCACTGGCGCGTGACGTGCCGGATCGCCCGGGCGAGGTTGTCGACGTAGTGGTAGGTGCCGGTGTCGCCCTGCTTCTCGCGCGCGAGGATCGCCTTGCCCGACCGCTCGTTGGACGTGGCCCCGAGGCTGCTGTCGTACTGCCCCGTGGTCGACTTGATGTCGTCCGACGCCCCCATCTTGGCCTGTATCAGCCCGGTCTGCGCCAGCGGCGGCGGCGCGCGCTGCGGCAGCGGCAGCGGGTTGCCGAGCGCGTCGGTCGCGTCGGCGTTGACCTCCAGATACGGCCAGTTGTTGACGTTGGCCGTCTTCCACTGCCCCTCATAGCCCTCGAACTGGCCGCCGTAGCCGATGAACGGGGCCTTGGGTGCCAGGGCGAGCATCTCCGCCTCCTGGCTGGTCCAGTAGTTGTACATCCGCTGCGCGTCCTTGGCGTTGCGGATGAGGCCGGAGATGTGCAGTTCGCCGTCGATCTCGAACTCGTTGCCGACGACGCGGACGACGGGTATCCATTTGCCCGGCCAGTCCTGCTCCTCAAGGATCTCGAACCCGTTGGTCTTGATCCACTTGATGACCTTGCGGTCGGCGCGGCGGGTGCGCGTCGGCTTGCCGAACAGCAGCCGGGCGACCTTGTCCTCGCGGGAGCCGTCGACCGCGGTCAGGCCGTCCGGGTACAGGTTCAGCGTCGCCGGCTCGCGGTGGACGCAGAAATACTCCGCGATCCGCACGGTGTTCTCGTTCAGCCACTGGCTCAGGGAGGGGTCGCCGACGCCCTGCTCCTGTATCGACCGCACCGAGGCGTCGGGGTACCGCCGCTCGTACTCGTCCTTAGTCAGGTCCTGCGTGATGAAGCACCACTCGGCGTCCGCGCCGGTCGGGTCCTGGATCATCGGGTCCATGTAGACGCTGAACGAGTTGCGGATGCGCCCGATGCGGATGTCCTGATCGAAGGTGTTGTCGTCGCAATACTCGGTCAGCAGCCGGACGTAGCCCTCGCCGTATGTGACCTGATTGTCACAGGCTGTGTCATAGGCGACATCCGCGTCCGACATGTACTCGATGTGGCGCATCATGCCGTTGAAGATCTCGGCCACCTCGACGTCGGCGTTGTCGTCGGCGGGGATCACCTTGCCCGTGGGCCGGTTCTGGCGCTGCTCGTTGGTCACCTGCCTGACGTGCTGCGGCAGCTTGTTGATCGTCAGGCAGGGCCGGGCGTTGATCGTCATGCCCTGGCTGGAGCCGCGGGACGAGAGGACGTCGGCAGGCCACTGAAATGAATTGTCCGCCGACCCCGCCATGAAGCGGAGGTCGTCGAGCTCGGCCTCGCGGCTGTCGCCATACGCCGCAATAGCCATGCTCATGCGGCTACGCATGGTCGACAGGCGGTCGTCGCTCTTTTCGCCGTAGGCCATGTATCAGGAACCCATCCATGAGGATTGCGTCGGAGCGTAGCTTCGCAGCGGCGTCTTGTCGACCCGGGTGGTTGCGGCCACGGGGAAGGCGAAGGTGACGCAGATCGCGTCGGCGGCGTCGGGGCTCTGGAGCCCGCGCGCGCGCATGTCCTTCTTGCTCTCAAGGAACATCGTGCCCCGGCTGTCCGGCTTGACCAGCGGCGAGATCAGGTCGCTCTTGAGCAGCCGGTCGGCGGGGATAGACGCCGTCTTGAGCCACTCGCGCATGGACCCCCACATCTCGGCCCGCTTGTTACCCCACATCAGGGGCTGCCTGCTGCGCATCCCGAAGTTCACGCCCCGCACCTGCTTGTAGCGCTGCTCCTTCAGCCGGTCGACGACCCCGCCGCCGACGCCGCCCTCGTCGATGACGACCAGCGCGGGGTTGTGCTCCTCGATCGCCTCGATCACCCGCCCGACGACCTCCATGGTGTCCGCGCCGCGGTGCCGGCGGATGGAGATGATGTCGCGGCCCTTGCGCACGGCGATGACGGTGGCGTCCGACCCGAACCGTGCCGGGTCCACGCCGATGATGATCGGCGCGGTCGGGTCCTTGGCGGGGGTGCGCTCCATGGCGTCGTCGACGAGGGTGCTGGAGATGAACTGGTCGTCGCTCTCGGAGGGGAAGACCCCGTAGACCTCGACGTGCGCCTGGGGGCTGTCGGGGCCGTATTCCTCGATGATCCGCTCGTAGACCTTCTGGTCGGTGCCCTCGACGGTGCGGGCGTCGACGATCGTGGTCGACCAGAACGCGCGGCGGGCGTGGAAGGCTTCGTAGAAGTAGCCGGTGTTGCGCCGGGGGTTGGAAAACGCGAACCAGAAGCGATCCGGCGTGTTTTCCGTGAAGAAGCCGTCCGTGACCGACCAGATCGCGTCGGGGATGCCGCTGGCCTCGTCGAAGATGACCATGACGCCGTCGTAGTTGTGCGTGCCGGCGTAGGCGTCGGGGTTCTCAGCCGACCAGAGTTGCGCATGCGCCGCCCACAGGCGGGTGTCGCGGTTCAGGTCCTGCTCGACCAGGGTGGTGAGCCACTTGGCCATGGTGATCCGGGTGGCGATCGGCTCGAACCAGTGCTTGTTGATCGCCATGGAGGCCCATTTGGTGACCTCGGGCCATGTTTTCGTCGTCAGCTGCGCCTCGGTGTTGGCCGAGACGATGGTGGTGGACCCGATCCGGGTCGTGAGCATCCACAGCACCAGCCAGGAGACCAGCGCGCTCTTGCCGATGCCGCGGCCCGAGGAGACGACCTTGCGGAACATCTCGAAGTCGATCTTGCCGTCGTTTCCTTGGATATGCTCACGCAATTCGGCCAATCGGTCGCGTTGCCAGCGGCGCGGGCCGGTGAACTTGGCGAGCGGCGTGCCTTCCTGCCCCCACGGGAAGGCGAACATGACGAAGGCAAGCGGGTCGTTCTTGATCTTGGGCGACCACAGCCGCGCCATCAGCGTGGTTTCGTCGGCGGGGGAGTATCTAGTCGACTGCAACGGCGGTGCCCTCGATGGTCAGCGTGTCGACGCGCGCGTTGGCGAGTTCCAGGGCCTTGAGGACGCTGATCTTGTCGTTGACCTCGACGTCAATCTGTTGCTTGGCGACCCAGCCTCGGGTGTGCTTGAGCAGGTCGAGCGCGACTTTCGGGTCTTTGTAGGTGACGGCGGCCTCGTAGAGCGTGGTGGCCAGTTCAAGCTCGCCGTCTGCGGCGCCCTTCTCCACGGCGAGCTCGACCAGCGGGTCGACCTGGGCCAGACGCCGGAAGTCGGAGGGCTTCATCCCTGCCGCGAAGGCCAGGACGTCGCCCTTCAGCCCCTTGCGGGCGGCGTCGTAGAGGGCGGTCAGCCGTTGCTCAGTGGCCTGTAGCTGGAGCGGCTCATGCGTGAGGGTGATGAAGCTCATGCGGGGATGTTAGGGCAGTTTTGCAAAAAATAAAAATCGTTCACAGGCGGTCCCTAACGCATTCGCCTTTCGCTCGGCCCTCCCCCCGCCCCCTCTAGCTATCAGCCGGCGTCGCATGGCGTGAGCCTGGTGCTCGCGTCGCGCATAGGGTTAGCAGCGTGCGCCAGCTGGCGAG